TGGTAACTGTTACTCCACTTGCTACTATTATATCCCCTGCACTTATTCCTGACTTGTTTGTGGTCATAGTATAATTATTTGAAATTGTTAACGAGTTTTCTGTCACGCAACCATCTGCTTTTTGTGACGAAACTCCAGTTAATGCAGATCCATCTATAGCTGGTAGGGCAGAAGGAAAACGTGCATCAGGTATAGTTCCAGAAGCTAAGTTAGAAGCATTTGTAGTATCTGTTGTAGCTGAAGTTGCAAGGCCAGCTATCTTGGAAGCTGCTATCGCTGCACTTGCGTTTATATCAGCATTAACAATAGTGCCATCAACGATCTTTGCACTTGTTACTGTATTGTCACCAGGTGTACCAATCGCAATAGTAGCTCCCATATTGATAATGAAATATGTAGCACCACTGGGAGGAGCAGAGTCAAAGATAATATCAGTACCACTAACAACATATCCATCTGTCATATCACCCTGTCCAGACCCATCATTGGGTTGTTGCATCACACCATTGATTGAGACTCGTAAGATTTCTGCATTACTTGGAGTTACTGCTGTACTTGTTCCCTTAGTAACCAGCTTAAATCTATAAGCAGATCCATTAAATGTAGCTGAACCTCCACCCGTTCCAGAAGATGATGCAATATCTAATAAATCTGCTGTTCCTGTAGCTGCTGCACCACCAATTTCACCCCAAGCACTACCGTCATATCCTTCAAATTCTGATGTTTCACTATTGAATCTGAAAAATCCTCCAGAGGGAGAAGCTGGTCTTTGAGCAGTCGTACCAGAAGCAACATCAATAGCACCTGTACCTGTCATCAGGATATTGTCACTAACAGTAAACGTGCCAGTAACATCCATATTTCCACTAACACTCAAGCTAGATAGCAGAGTTCCTGTAGCTGTAGCAGAGTTTGTCTGAACAGCATTACCCATCAACGAATGGGCTGAACATTGGTAATGGATAACCATTGGAGTGGTATCTGCTATAACGATTTGCGTATATGCACCACTAGAACCAGGAGTTCCACTTGTCGTTACATTGGTTGTGTAAGCTGTGGTTTTATTTGACTCAAGATAAAAACGAAGAGGATGACCACTATTACTACCATCTGATTGGTCAAATTTATAAGTACGACCTGGTGTGAGACTTAAAAATGGTGATTCTTTACCATCAATTACATATCCATTACTAGATCCACTTCCGTTATATCTATGGGCTGCTGTTTTACTTGCAACTGTAACTGTAAAAGTTTTTACCGATCCAGTATAAGTTGCATGGTGAGAAGCAAACCCTCTGATGTTTCCATCATTTGTAAGAGTTAATGTTCCTGTAAAACTAGGATCTGCATTTTGACCAGGAGCTACCCAACTAAGAACACCAGAAGCATTACTAGATAAGACATATCCACTTACTCCTGTATCAGCAGAAGGTAATGTCCAGACAACATTTGATGAAACTGTAGCTGGAGATTTAAAACCTACATAATGTGATGAATCACTATCTAAATATCTAAATTCTTTTTGAGCAGAAACAGAGATATGTTCACTACTTGTCCAAGAATCTGTTGAATCTATCCAGTTAAATGTTTTATCTGTAGCTCCCTTTAGCGTTAATCCACCGCCATCAGCAGTCGTATCAGTTGGAGTTGATACCTTACCAAGAGTAATATTTTTATCTTCTACATCAAGATTGGTTGTATTGATTGTGGTTGTCGTACCACTAACAGTTAAATCACCAGGTATTGTGACAAGACCAGCCGAACTGATTGTTAACCTTCCAACTCCAGCGGTACTAAGGGTTAAAGTATCTGACCCACCACTTATTCCTGTATTTGGATCGGAATTGAAACTAAAAGATGGTGCTGAAGCAGATCCATCAGGTGCTTTGCTTAATAAATTTGCATATGTAATCTTATTGTTTGAACCTGTACCACCACCACTTACATCAATAATAGGCAACACATCAGTACTAGCTGGTGCGGTTAAGGCTGTTAATTCTGATATTTTTTTATTTGTCATAATTAGAATTTAATTACATACATTAGAGCATAGTTTTTTACACGAACTTCAGTCCCACCTTGATTCGCAAGAGATATTCCTGTCGTAGTAGTACTCATTTGTCCAAAATTAGTTGCTGGATAACCACCAGCACCACCAAATCCAATAGTTACTCCTCCATTTGCGGGGAAAAGGTTTGAATTGTCTACATTAGTTGTGTGAAAATGACCTGGGTCTGTTACTGAGTGAGTATGTTGTTTATTTTGATCTGTTTGACTAGATGCAAAAGACCTTCCGCTATCTACTCCAGCACTATTATCCCAACCTCTCACAAACTGACCTCTTAAATCAGGCAGATTAAATGTAGAAGATCCATCTCCTGTTCCCCATGTTGTTGATATTGAACTAAATAAACTAGCGTAAGTTGATCTACTGACAGCAGCACCATTACATTCTAAATAACCTGATGGTGGAGTAGTAGTAGCAAAGGTAAATACTGACCCTGCTGGTACTCCGTTAGCAATCTCACCCCATCCAGATCCGTTGTAACCCTCGAACTGCGTAAGGCTAGTGTTGAATCTTATATCACCAGTAGCAGGGGTTGGTCTTTGAGCAGTAGTTCCTGATGGTAACTGTAACGACCCAGTACCAGTTAATATCAAATCGCCAGCAGAAGTAACAGTTCCAGAAAATGTAGGAGATGCTTTGGTTGCTAATCCAAGATTATTAGCATCTGTTAAATCTCCAAGAGTTAACCAGCCATTATTTGAACTATTTCTTATTTTTAATAAATTATTAGCAGTATCAGCCCATATCTTATAAGCAACAGTAGTTCCTGGGTCGGAAGAACCACTATTTAATGATTGAATATCACCAAGACAAGTATTTAAATCTGCTCTAAAAGTCGCTCCTACAGCATTGGCAATATCATAATCATGCGTATTACTCATTTATGTAACCTCCTTACCAAAACCTGATGCAGCCCATACAAAAGATCTTGCGACTGCTGCACTACCATTTTTAAATGTCACTTGAAATCCTGTTCTGCTTATATTAGCAAGTTCAAAGAAATCACCTGTTTGTTGAGTTGTTGGTGTCACTACGACAGTTGGTGTATTTTTAAATGGATTTGTGAAAGATACAGTATATTGTGACGATCCAGTAGTAATTGGAGTCGAGATAGATTCTGTTCTTCCTTGTAATTCTAGTGTAGCTCCTAATTGAGTTACAGCTATATTTTGGTTTGTGTCACTACTTGTTAATATTGCCTTAAATTGAAATGCTCTTCCAGTTATTAATACATTACTAAATTCCTTGTAATCACTCCAAGTTGGAGAGCCAGATGGATTGTCATTAGTTGATCTTACATAAACAGCAGCATTACATTTTGTAGCTTCTGTTAGACCTCCAACAGCATCTATATAACCCCAAGTATCAATTAAATCAGTTCTTGAATCCCATAAACTATTTAAAAGAAAATTACTAGCTTTAAGAGTTTTTCTTAAGTTAACATCATAGGGCTGTGTCAAATCTACAGAGTTTGCAAAGGCATACTCTCCTGATGTTGCTGTTGCATTGCTAGTAACTGTTAATTTTAAAGCATCTATAGAAGCGTCATAAATAGTATTAGTCTTAGAACCTGTGAAGTTTGCAGTATGCTCATCAACAGTTCCTACAACAAGTCTTTCTGTAGGTGCTGGTAAGTTTGTTGTAACCCTAGTATTATTCCAATCTGAGTCGTTTGATCCAGGTGCATCAGATTGCCTTCCTCCATCATCCTCAAATTTAATTAAATAAGTTCCAGCAAGTAAAGGCACTATTTTTTGAGTCTGGTTTCCAGCAGCAGCAACCACAATTTCCTGTGCATCTTTCCATTGTGCTAATGATGTTAATGAAGAATGCCTGATGAGAGTCTTTCCTCCCAGCAAAACATCAAGCTCTGTGGCACGATTCCAACTTAAGATTGCACTTGATTCGTCTATAGGTAATAAGCTGACACCGCTTACATTAGCTGGAACAGCAGTTTTTCCTACAGCTACAAATGGATTTAATGAGTTAGGCAATGTAGATCTTAAACCTGATGCACTAACGCTATAAACTTCAATCGTATAATTACCAGCAATCGTATCTTGTATTTCATAACTTTTTGCACCTTCAACTGAACGAGAAGTGTAGTTACCTTGTTCATATCTCCATCTGACATAAACATTATCAGTAGAAGTAGTCCAACTTACGATAATTTTTACTCTTGCAATACCAGTATTTTCATAAATAACTTCTTCTGCTGTAATACCAGTTGGAGCCGATGGAGCTATATCTAAATTTGTTATATCTCTTGTAGGTAAGGTAATACCACTTTCAACGTGTGCGTATTTACCAGCATTGTATTCACTTGCAGTAATTGTATAAAAAGCTCTATCTTTTTCTTCTATTGATAAAACTCTCCAAGTGCTTGTTTGAAGTCCTGTTGTTTGATAAATCCAAACACTATTTGTTTGAGGAGCAGAACTAAAATGTTGTCCAAGAGATATAACTGAACCTGATATACCGCTTACAGTTTTATTTTCAACAGAACCATCAGATAAAATCGCAGATAAAGTAGAACCTACAGAATATGAAAGTCCTGTTGAGTCATCTACAGTTACAGAGTTTGTTGTAGCAGCACTTATACGACCACCTCTTCGTTCCCCTGCTCTCATCTCATCTGCAACTTCTATAACTTGACCAGGCCTTACAAGAACCCCAGCATCTATAGCGCAACTAAATGTAATTACCTCTCTTTCTACATTACTCATGTAAAGCATCCACTTCGCTAAACGAGAAGCTTGACCTCTGGATGTGCAAGCAAAACTATCAATATTTTTAACAATACTTCCGTACCTAGCTTGGTTTGCGGTATCAATTTGCTCTACATAATTTATATCTCGTAATTCTAAATCTAAATATTTAGCAATAACAACTGTAGGTCTTGCTTTTTGACTTGTGTTTGAATAGCTAAAACCAGGTTCTAATACGTTTGCAAGTGTAAACAAATAACTTGAATCTTTTGGTGAATCTTGTGCAATAGTTAATGCACCAGCACTCCAGAATGGCATTGATCTAAAAACACTACACATTTGATTTATGACGTTATAAGCTTCCTGTTGATTTTGAATCGCAACATTACAATTAAATCTAGGTTCTGTTGAACCTGTACCAGTTCCATCATCTACCTGTTCAGCACAGTAAACAGATGCTTGATAAAAGCTAAATTTATCTAAACTTGATTCTTGTAAATGAGAACCTAAACCATACCTGTCAGAAGTTAAGAGGTCGTATAAGCACCAAGCTGGATCGCTGGTAAATTGAGCAGCACCAAGAGTTCCGTTAAAAGTTCCTGAGTAATTTAAACTTCCGTCTGCATTTACTGAAGTAACATTATGTGGAACTTTTACTTTGATTCCCTTTACTAAATATTTTCTAGTTGGGATAGAACTAAATTGTTCTGCATCAACTTTTAATCCAACAAGTGCTGTATTTGGATATGTTCTTTGGTCATATTTTATTTCTACATAATTATTAAATTGAAAAGTATTAACCAACTTACTAGAACCACTATCTGCTGTAATTCTTGTAACTTTTATATTTACAGGAAAAGCACCATCTAGATTTATTAAATAATCACGCAAGTAGGCATCAGGTGTTCTTCCTGTAATCGTTCCAGCATTACCAGAAACGACAGTTGAATATGATCCACCACTATATTGAACAGCTATAGCAAGTTCTACACTTGTTCCAAAAATATCTCCTTCGTCACTAAATTTTTGTAGTTGAGGAACTGTTATCTGTACTGAAACTGCATCAACATTTGAGTCTGTAATCTGTATTATTTTTGGTGATGCCTGTGGAACTGTAGAAAAACCTGTTGCTTTGGTTGTCGCAACATCTCTTGTTATAGGAATGGTTGTTTGATTTGATGTTCCTGTTCGTGCTTCAAAAGTTACATCTTTAAAATTAAAAGTACCATCAGCAGCTTGTAGTGGTGTGTTGTTCAAAAATATTGATTTTGCACCATCTTCAAGTCCTTGTATTTCACCTTCTCCAATAAGATCTAAAACTCTAGCAAAACTTTTTGAATCTAAATTATCTTTTGCTTCGGTAGGAGTACCACCGCCTCCTCCACCGCCTTTTCCTCCTCCACCGCCAGAGCCAATAATTTTACTCATACTTCCACCTGTTCATTTGTGATATTTGCAGAGATCACCACAGATCCAGTCATGGTACGTCCGTATATCACAGGAACGGCAACTCCGGCTTTTGAGGTGTTTTGGATGCCACTAAAATTAAATGATCTTCTAGGATCTTGGTTACTTTCTGGGATAGTTTCCACAGGTGTAAGCATTTGACTAATACCATTCAAAACAAGAGAAGCACCAATCAGAGATGTTATTGTTCCTACCTTTGTTAGAAAACCACCAGCCACAGCCAACCCAGAATAACCAGCCCCAGCAACCCCACTACCTCCTAAACCAACTGTTCCAAACATCCCAGCACCAGGAAACATGAAACTAGCTCCAATCAATGCAGCACCTAATAATACTTGACCAAAATTTCCTCCAGCACCTCCAACCACAGGAACAATTTTTATATCACTTGCTCCACTTGGATAATGTAATTCTTTTTCCTTAAGTTCCCAATTATCCAAAATAACTTTGTAATGTCTATCAGACATATGTTTTTCTAACTTAGGAAAATTAACAACTAAAAATCTTATCGCCTGTGCAGCATTATTAACTTCAGCTTCTAGGTTTTTTTCTCCTAAAAACTTTGCGAGTTCTCCGTATAGCTTAATTTGACGCAGCATAACGAATCCTTTTACCTGTGCATTTTAGCAGCCATTCATCTAATAGATCACGACTTGATAATCTATTTTGTAAATGATGCAAAACTGTTTGCTGTCCTAAGTAAACACCAATATGATTTAATCCGCTACTACTTATTGACATTAATAATAAATCTCCATACCTTAAATCTTCTTCTGGTAACAATTCACGAAAGCCTGTTTTTGCAAAACAATCTGCAAACATCGGATTTTTTATAAACTCATCTGATGAATTTGGTCTAATCCAATCTATAAGTTCAATACCTAATTCTTCTTTATACCAATCTCTACATAAACTCCAACAATCAGTAACACCCCAAACCCATTGCCTTCCAATTAAAGGAGCTTTATAACCACAAGGCTCACAATAACCCCATTGTTTTAAATTTGGTTGGATTATCCACCATTTTAAATTAGATTTTTCACAAGCTACTTTATCAGCTTCGCTTGGATTAGGGCTTGTTACAGGATGACTATGAACAACTCCAATGACTTCTCCTTGATCTTCTGCTTCTATCCAATCTTCTGGTGACAAGATAAATTGATCTGTAGGTTTTGTAGCTAAATTTTGACAAGGAAAATATATCTCTTTTCCTTTTTTTACAATTAGCAAACCACAAGATTCTTTTGGATCTGCTTGTATTGCGTGTTCTAGTGCTTCATCTTGCCACATTAGAAAAACGTACCTATACCAGGGAAATCATCAGGTAACACCTGTCTTTTTGGTAATCTTACTCCATGAACATCAGAACTAGCAGCAAGTTCAAATTCAACTACTGCTCTATTTTCTGCTGATTTACGATCTATTAAAAATATCTGCTCATCAAAAGTAGCTGTAGGATCTGGAGTGCCAAATGGATTTATGCCAGATTCCATATCTATTGCACTACCGCTTTCTAATAAAATATTTGAACCATTTTCTAATAAAATTTGACCTCCAGCAAAGTTTGTATTATCAATATATCTTTGTAGAGTTCTGAGTCTTGTAACTTTTGCACCTTCTAATCCTTGAGGAAGTGTTAGTAAAATTGTTGTTATTGTTCCTAAAATATTAGATATTTTTAAAGTTGGTCTTGGTGTTTGCTTGCCGTTATACTCAAAACCTTCAGCTTCTATTGGCATCCGAGTATATTCAAGATTATTAAAAATTACATTACTACCCTCATTTGTACTTGTTCCATTATGAAAATAATAAGTCTGTGAAACTCCATGCATTGTAGTGTTTAGCTCAAGCTGAAAAAGCTCAACAATATTGCTTGGATTAGGTTTTTGTAGTTCTGCTACAGGTATTGCCATTAGGGTTCAAATACTTCTGTAAACGTAACTGTAATTGTTGCAAGGTTTGGGTATGGTATGGTTTTTTTTCTATTCAATGCACGATATTTAGAAGTAGATGCTTCATCAGGTGCTTGCCAATTAAAATAATCTCCATCTGCAATTCGAGCATCAAGAAAGGTTTCTATTGTGTCACTTTCTGCTTCTGTTATATTTTCAAAAGAAAGGTTAAAAACTTTAGGATTTATATTTAATCCAAACTTTATAATTTGCTCATAACCATCTTGAAATCTTGTACGAGTAACAAAGGGTTGTACAGTTTTACTTACCCCATATACAGGTTCTATTGATGGGAATGTTTCTGCCATTAACCTAATAACCCTCCTGGTCGTTTTTGTTTAATAAGTTCTGCTTGTACAACAGCACCTAACATCTTTCCAAGTTCTGCTGATTGTTGTGAATTTCCTTCGACAGAAGACCCAGAAGCATCTACATTTACCACAATATTACCAACTCCTCCAGAACTTTGCACTCCAAGTTTGCCGTCTCTACCACGCTTTAGCGGCATGATTGCTTCCGGACCAGCTTCTCCCATAAGCCCTGCTCCGTCTTGCATGGGAAATATGGTGGGATTTGAAACTATGCCCCCATAAGCAAACTTAGAAATCTTGTTGCCAGCATCGTATACGTTACCTTTGGCGTTTACACCTGTGACCTTATTGAAGAATGGAAATGGACTTAATATATTAAGCAATGCTGCTCTTACTGTTATTCTTGTCAAATCAGAAATTATTGATCTTGCAAGATCACTAAAGTTTAATTTTCCTGTAAGAACAAATTTTACTAATGCATCTTCCATACCTTTAAATGCACCAGCTACTGCATCTTGGGTTTGTTTACCAAAATCTTTAATGGTATCAAAATATGCTTTTGCTCCTTTTTGTATATTGTTTAAATTATTATCACTTGTTGTATCTCCACCTTCACCACCGGCAATACCGCTCCCCTCACCTGAAAGTCTGAAAGAACTAAAAGAATTATCTGTATTAAAATTCAACATATTTTCTAATATTTTTATTCTTTGTTCTTTTGTTATTTTAAATAAATTATCTCCTGTAGCTTGCTCAAATAATTTTAAAATATCAAAATCTGTTGTACTAGCAACCTCTTCAAGTGTTTTACCCAATTGTTTTGTTAATTTTTTTTCTAAATTTTTTACACCAAAACCTCCAAAAGCATTTTTTAATGGATTTTTTAAAGTCTCCTCTACAACTTGATCTATAAAATCTTTTGTGATTACAGTTCCTTGAATTTCTTCAACAGCAAGATTTTTTGCATCTATATTTATATTTTGCCTTTCATTTTTTGTTAGAGATAATTGAGCAATTAATTTTCGTTCAATTGCAACGTCATCAACCATCTTTCTAATAGCTTTTACAATATTTCCAAAATCTTTAACTATATCTTCTGAAAGTTTCTGGAATTGCGCTCCTATTGGTCTTAATAATGCACCTAAATCATCATTTAATTCTTCTAATGCTGTCCTTAATCTATCACCAGCAGCTTCTGGCCCTGCTGCTAATATTTCTGCATTTACTCCATAAGTTGAAAAAAGTTTTTCTGCAAACTTCATAAAGTCATCTAAAGTAACTTTTCCTTGTTCAAGTGCTTTATCTAATTCTGCTGGAGTTTTATCCATAGAATCAGCAAACAAAGTGAATGCGCCAGGCAAACGCTCGCCGAGCTGTTGTCTTAATTCTTCGGCGCTTACCTTGCCTTTTGAGAACACCTGGCTAGTCGCTCGCATAGCCGCTTTCATGTCTTCTAAGTTTCCACCAGTACCTCTAATACCAGCAGCAATCGCTTTAAATACTTTCTCTGCATCTTCAACGGATTGTCCAGCACCAACAACAGATGCAGTCAATGCAGTAAATTGTCTAGTTATAACACTTTGGGGTATAGCTAACTTTCTAGATGTTTTTAACAAAAAATCTTGAGATTTTGCAAATTTTTGAGTATCTCCAATAACAAGTCCTAATGCTTTTCTTTGTAAGCTTAAAGCCGCAGAAAATTCTGCTATTTCACCTATCTGTTGCCTAACCATACCAACTTGCGCACCTATAGCAGCACCAACAGCACCACCAGCAGGGCCGCCAACTGCTAAACCAATTCCAGCACCAACAGCCCCTTCTGGGCCTCCAAAAATACCACCAGCAGCAACAGCACCAACTCCTTTAGCGATACCTCCAAGTCTCCCCCCAAACCTTGATGAACCAGCCCCAGCTTTCCTCATTTGAGCATCTAGTCTCGCAATATCAGCAGTTAACTGTTTAAATTCAATACTAGTAACATCTGCCATATTGCGCAAACCACTCAAGGCATTTCTTTGCGCTTGCATACCATTGATGCTATTACGCATCCCAGCACCTAGTTTGTTAAATTCATTTTTTACTTGTATTAAAGATTTTTTTGATAAACTTTGAAAATCTCTATTTAAGCGTCTAGTTTCACCGCCAAGTCTTTTAAAGGCTTTATTAACCTCACTATCACCTTTTGATAAAAACTCAATATTAATTCTAGATGTTGACGCAGCCATATTATTTCTTTTCCTTGTTTAGTTCTTTCAAAGCGGCAGCTTCCATAATTTGTAGCTCTTCTAAGATTTTACGCCTATCTGTAATATTGTAAAGGTCAAACATACCACCTTGCATTAAAAGAACCTCATATCTTAATCCTACAAAACCTCCGAAAGAAGTAGTCCATTGTGTCTGCATATTACAAAAGATCATAACTGCATCCCAATTATCATCGTATACTTCAAAATTTTTATCTTTTTTATCTTTTTTTTCCTTCGGCAGTTCTAAACCAAATGCTTTTGCATCATCTTGAGTTTGATCAATAACTTCTTTACCAGAACCTAACCAATAAAGAACTGCCTCTTTTAGTTTTTTACTTTTTCATCAACTAAAGATTTGGTATAAGACTCTGATACTGCTCTTAACCAATAAGCATCCTCCATCATATCTTTTAAGTTTTGGTGATTAAATGGCATATCTTCACCATTCTCTTCTTTAATATTTTCCCATCCAACAAGCATCATCTTTAACATTTCAAACTCTGATTTATTATCTGCTGCGTTTTGATACTCGCTTACTTTTAATCTTTTAAAAATAGCTATAAATTCACTTTGATCATAAACTCCAGCATCAGTTTCACTAGGTTCACGGACAACAACAGGCCATTTAAATGTTTTGTTCTTTTTTCTTACAAAAGTCATAAAGTGTAGAAATAAATATACTTCTACACTCTAGCTCTAATACAAACAAAAGTTAAGTATATAAGAAAGTTAGCTCATCATTAGCTGAACTTGGAACTAATGTATATGGAATTTCTAACATATTTACTCCATCCATTTCTCCGTAACTAACATCTCCAATATCAACTTTAGTACTTGAAAACTTACAAATGTTACCAGCAGTTGTGCCGTGTGTAACTTGTATGTTGCCTAAAGAAGTATCTGTTAAAGCAGCAGCAAAGTAATCTTTTTGTGCAATAGTTGGTGCTTCTATTGTTACAGAACCATTAGCTGCTCTATCGGTTAAAAGGACTTCTTTTGTTCCTCCAACAAGCTCTCTGTAAACAATTGAATTACCAATATCAAAGCTTAAACTCTGAAGCGCACCAGCATAACTTAGAAGTTGAAAACTAGTTGTATTTCCATTTTTAAATATTAATGGAGTGGCTTGGTTTCCATAAGTAACTGAAGGTAATGCTGTGTCTGTAGGAGCATTGTATATTCCGGTAAAAGTAAAATCGAGGGTTGGGATTGCGCCAACCTCGGCTGACAATGCAACTGTTCCTCTGCAACCAGTAACGATATGCCTTACACCGTCTATGTTGTAGTGGATAGTAACAGATGAGAAACTAGCTGAGATTGGTTCGTAGGTAACGCTAGTTCCAGACGCTACAGTCTCCGACAACCCACACGCCTTAAGCGCACTTCCGTACCTGGGTGCAGTTCCAGCCGAGCCGCTTCCGCAAAATTCAACGCTGAATGTACACTCAACTCTGGTGTTTGCTAATAGCTGTTGTGATGATCCAAGAAATGGTCTTACAACATCTCTATTAACGACATCACTTGATTGTGGTGTAATACTAAGATCAGTTACTAAAACTACATCTGTGGCCGCCGGAGTAGGGTCACTTCCGTAGGAGCTTTCCGCTTCAATTAGAATTACTCTCTTCCTTGTCAGTTGTGCCATCTGTAATTACCTCAGTAGGGATTTCTGCTTGTTTTGTTTGTTGAACTAGCTTTCGCTTGCCAGTTTTGGGGTTCAGAATGTAAGTTCCGCCCTCATTTGGGATTTCATTACTCATAGTAATCAATCAGGGTTGTTAGGCTTGAGAATACAACAATACTATGTAGTTAAACTATTATATGAAGTTCGATATTCGATATCAAACTCACAAGATACAATCCCTGCTGGTTCATCAGCCTCTAAAACCTCAAAAGAAGTTGTAGATGGCCTTATGTCTATAGCTAGACCTCCTACAGTTGGATCTGTAAGAATTTTCGTATGTAAGCTCTCAATCGTTGGATCAGCTACATTATCTGGTACTGCGCCTCTAACAATTACAGAAATACGAATCCTAAATTCCCATGTTACTGAGTTATTAAAACTACTTGTATCCTGTGGGGTATCACTTATTGGCTCAAGAACAATAGCTGGAGTTTCTGCTTTTGCAAAAGCTTCTGGTCTAGATCTATAAATTCTAGTACCAACTCCTGTGGTATTAGCAAGGTTAGTTTTGGTTGCAGCTAAAATTTGTTCTCGTTTTGTAGCCATGTCATACCTTCATTAGAAAAACAATACATAAAGTACCATCATCAATTTTTTTTACATTACGAACCTTATAGTTAACAGAATTAACTGCTACTGTTGCATCAAAAACTAAAGTTCCCAAATCACTTGTTTTTGCTGTCAATTGATAATCAGTTGTGACTACAAGTCCATCAGCAATCATTTCATCTGGTTGATCTAATATGCCTTTGTAAGTTGTAGAACTATAAACAACAGTATCTGTAAAATCAGCAAAATATGTATCTAAGTCTTCAGTAAATGCCATAAGAAAAAAGCCCTCATTAGAGGGCTATATGTTTAGCCGTACTTTTTAAGACCAATTAAATTGATACTAAAAGTAAATGTTGGGGATGATCCACCGATTGTTTGCACAATCCTGATGAAACGCTTACTTGAATCCTTGTTGATTGCAAGTGTTTGCATTGAAGCAGCATCAACAACTTGTGTAAAAGTAGCACCAGATAAATCTGTAAATGTACCACCTGTTGCATCTGATTCAGTTAGCTTAATGTCTAATGTTGGAGAAGAACCGCCACCAGCAGCACTATCCAAAATTAGCATTACATCACCATCGTATTCGAGTAAATCTATTGAGCTTGATGTAGCTGTGCTTGTTACAGCAGCAGTCGCAACACCAGCAACAACAGTTAACTTCTCTAGGTTCTGTTGGATAACAGACATTTTAAGATTCCTCCATGATTGAGATTGCTTCCTCTAATTCGACAATTAGATCAGCTTTGTTATGTCGCTTATCAAGTTCAAGTCCTAATTGTCTTCCGTAAACTTCAAGTTGTGCTTTCGTCATTTGAACAAAATCAACTTTGTCTTCAGAAACAGGCTCTTCCTCAACAAGTGTTTCTACACTAGGTATTGGTGCTTCGCAAGCTTCAACGTAAGCTTCAGCCTTGTCAATAGCAACTAGATATTCACCAGTATGCTGTTCAACATCAACAATAGAGCCAGAGTCCGTTGGGACTCCAGCGATCATTGTTGCTCTTAGCAATTTAACCTTCATGTGATTATGTTCCGAAACAGAACGCACCAGGCTGTTTAACACCGAAATCGACATCTTGTAACGCGATTATTCTTACGCTACCAGCAGTTGCATTTGCATAAGGATCTACTGTTAGATCTAGACCTGACCACATACCAATAACAAACTGTGAGAAGTCTCCAAAGAGTACATCGTTGTTTGCAAGCTGGTTTGACACAATAGCTGGATAGCCATTAATTGAGTTGTCCTCAAACACGAACTGCGCTGTGTTTGAAGCTTTTTCTGTTGACTTCAAAGCACCTCTAGCAGAAGCATTTATCAGGTAGAACATACTAGCTACATCAGCGTTAGCTGCTGCAACGTCTGTTTCCATTCCGATGTACTCAGCAAAAGTACCAAATGTAGTAATTGTCTGTGTACCTACACCAGTTGTATCTTTGATACCTAATGGCTCGTTAGAACTACCAGAACCGTAAATCGCTGCGTTATCTAGCTTTGTAGCAATAACTTTTGCTATATCGTCCCTAATCATAGATTCAACGTCAATGCTTGATTGAAGAAGAAGTCTTCTACTGTAGTCAACAAAAGCACCAACAGTTTTTGGTGTCATATTGACCTGGTCGAACGCCTGTTGGCTCTCAGTTGGAGCGCCAGATTCACCAACGAAATACGCAGTCGATGTAGATGTCATCCTGGGTATTGCTACGTTTCCACTTAATCCGGTCAACATAGTTGGGTTTGTTGCCATAACAGCCATTCTCTTACGAAGAATGTCTATAAATGAACCAGCAAGTAATTCTGTTGGAACTAAGTTACCACCGGCAGTTGCTGTACCTACGTTTAAGTCTCTTTTTAAGACTTCGTTAGGAACTAAGATGCCGTTTGCTGGCTTGTCATATCTCTTAGATGCTTCCTCAGATACCTCTCTCTCAAAAGCGGCTGCTTCTTGAGCTTGACGATCTGTAGGATTTGCTAAAGCATTCAAAGCTCTCAAAAATGAGAATCTCTTAACTTCTTTTGGCTCTAAGCCAACTTCATTTGTTGCCATGTCAGTAGAACGAATAGGTGTATTACGAACCTCTGCCTTGTTTTTAACAAGATCGAGGATAGCTGCTTTTGCCTCTTCGGGTGTTTTATTACCCTTTATAAGTGTGTCAGCAAGCTCTTCTGCTCCATACTTTCCAAATTCACGACAAAGTGAAGTGATTGATGCTGTACGAGCATTGTTTTCATCAATAGCACGTTGTACTTCGGCTTTGATGTCGATCTCAACGGCTGGAGCCGTATCAACCGCAGTTTCTTTTGTTGATTCTTCCATAGTTTGAACCGAGGGTGATGCGGATTCAACCGCAGAACGTACCTCCTCAAGAGGGGAGTTATCTTCCATAGTAATACTATTGCCTTGTGAGGGTGAAATCAAGCTTCTTCCGAAGCCAATTGTAGGATCCGCCGGAACGGTTACAACCGATAATTCGTGTACAGACCAGCTAGATGCTCTCATCCCATCTTCCATTTCTTCCATATCATTTATCTGATAACCAAAAGAAATTCCGCGTAAAATACCGTCTTTAACGTCTTCTAAGACTTCAGAAGCGAATTTATTGCGAGAGAAGCGAATTTTAGCAAAACCGCGCTTAGTTTCTGGATCAATCTTTGCAGACTCAACAACACCTATTGGTTTGTTCATATCGTGATTAAACAAAACCGCTCCACCGTCATTTAATCGAGATAAATCCGCTGCGCCTTCATCATGGCTTAACACTTCGTTACCAAAATATCGTTTTACAGGATATTCAGAACTAAATGGAAACTCAAATGTGCGTGATTTGACATTTTTGAAATCTGTAACTTCTTTACGTTCAAACTTATCTCCAACCTCAATCGATCTAATGTCTGCAATTTTTGTAAGTGTCGAAAACTTATGACCTACTTTACGATCAGTAGCCTCGCCATCTCTATATAAAGTGATAAGCGCTGCTGGATCATCCGCTGTTCCTGTGATAGTGAAAGAACTATCTGGAACATCTATTGATCCATCTCTAACGATACGATCAATTTTTCCTCTAGCACGACCTCCACTAGAGTTCCAAGAAACAAAATCACCAACGCTTAAAGCATCTGGTTCTGCTCTCTCTACTGTTTTGGTTTCTTCAGTCATAGTTTTTTCATTAGTGGCTGGTTCAAAAATAATCGGCTCAAATTCATTTTCTTCAAGCCATTCTAAAGCCTGTGATGATGAATACTGAGTAAGCTTAAATCGAATTGATTGAAGCTCTGCTCCCTCTTCATTATCCTTTATACCAAAAATATAGTCTATACCCTCGCCTCTTTCATCATTTGACCTTCTAAATGTGTCAAATTGTTCGGAATTTGTAATTGTAGCGGCGTGTTCATTTGGATATGGTCTTGCCATCTCAATCACTTCTGACCTTTCTCTTGCTTTCTTGATTGCCGCAGCTTTTCCTCTACTCCAACTGAAGCCGCTGTCACCTCCCCAAGCAGCCCAGGCTACTCTTCCTTTTGACGGATATCCCTTTTCTCCTTTTCCAAACCCTTCTGCTTTTTTGTCAACCTCATGTCTAGCAAAAAAACTAAACATCCTCACAACAACGTCCGCAGAAAGCTCTTCACCACGAATGATTTGACTAGCTCTTACTGCTGCTACTTGTGTACCACCAGCCCGACCTTCTTCTTTCCATGCCTTATATCTTTTAGCCTCAGTAACCATTCCTTGAGTTGGTTTGAGGTTAATTTCCGTGCCACTTACATTCGCCATTACTATTCAGCTTTTTTACGTTTTTTAGATCTGCTAGGAGTTGCTGGAGGGGCTGTAATATTTACATTGCCCTCAGAACCAATCTCAACTTCTAGATCTAGATCTTTGTCTAATACTACATCTAATGACTTAGCAACCTCTTGCTCTCTAGCTATCTCAGAAACAATATCGTCATAATCACCGCCATTAGTTTGAGCTATAACTTGTGATTTAGTCATGTACCCAGCTTGTTCAGCTTCCCTAAATGCTTTTATCTCCTTTAAAGGATCAACGTAATGTTGTGCTGGTGGAGTCCATCTTGGTTTGCAATATCTTTTTGAATTAGATGCATAATCAGGAAAATCTATAACACCAGATAAAACAGCAAGATCTAACCATTCTTTAAATACTCGATAATGGAAGTTATCTCTTATATATTTCTGACAAAACTTCCAATGCTCTCTATCTTCCAACAAACTAAGTCTTGAACTTGAATAGTTAGTCTCACTAAAGTCCTTACTAATTGTTTCAAAGCTGCATCCTATTCCGGTTGCAAAACGTCTAATTTTGTTTTTTACAAACATCTCATATTGCTGACTTGGATAATCAATGTCAGGAACAGTAACAGATTCGTTAGGCATAAGATAACGAAAAGTACCAGGCTCAAAGGATTGTATGCGTTGATGGTTTTCGACCTCATCTCCTATAAGCTCCCCTTGATCGTTTTGGATAAAGCCCATGATTGAAGCACCGGCTCTTGCTCTTATAACAGCAGCTTCTTCATATCCTTGCAACTGATGCATATCAGCCATAACACTATGAAACCAAGGCACACCTCTGTTCTGGCCAGGTCTTTCTGGAAGGAATAAATGAATAATATCTTCTGCTGGTACAAAAATATGTAATTTTTTATTCTGTGAAAAGTCTAAATAATATGCATCACCAGGGTGTTTTGTAAGAATGGCGTACCTTACGGCTCTTCCCCATTCATCAACTTCAACTCCATTTCTCCACTCGTTACCTTTATTTAAAGTTTTGCCATCATATTCTTCATCTAACAAATCGCTTTCTATTATCTGTAATGCAAGTGGCACTTCTGAATTACCAAATGGTTTTCTTACAATTCTAAAAATAGCCTCACCAGATTCACATAATGCTCCAGCGGCTAGCCATTCAAACTGATGGAAACTATACTTGCCAGCACAATCACAGCTATCTGCCTGTGTCCATTCTGACCATGCGTCCTCGATAATATTATTGGCTCTCTGATCTCTTTTACCACCTCTTTGCTGTACTACAAGAGATTGAAACTTCATTCCAGTTCCAACTATATTTATTTGTGTTGTTCGTTTTGCTTGTCTAGCATAAGGATTGTTTCTTACAAGTTCTCTTGATCTATCTCTTAGCTTACGCAAACTATTCCTTATTTCGGCATCAGCACTTAACTGGCTACTCATCCAATCGGAAGTAAGCCTAGAAACTAATGCTCCTTGATATGCTCGTTTTAAACTTTTTAGTGGATTGGCATTTCTACCAAAACCAAGCACTCTTTTTACAGTATTTGAAATGTTTGTTCTGATTCCCATTAAATTGCTCCGTTAAAACGTACAAATGTAGCTCTTGGGTTGCCAAGACCATTTGCAATCATTTCTCCTTGTTTTTCTCTAACTAATTCTGCTTTATATCTACTTTCTAATGCAAGTAATTCTGATAACTCATATTTCTTAGCACTTCTTGTACCTATTTTATATTCTTGTATCGCACCGCCAGTAATTATTGTTCTTATAGCTGCTTGTATAACATCTAAATCTTTTTCTACTTGTGAACGTCCATCAAATGCTGCCGGAGTGCCGGAATATGACATACTAGCCAACACTTCAAATCCACCAGTAAAAATGGTCTGGACTTCTTGTCCTGATTTATTTGCAACCGCTTGATAGAACCAATTACCAGCATCGAAATTAGCTGTTGTAGCCGCAGCAATACTAAATGCAAAACCATCCAAGTATGCAGAGCTACTTACAGTTGCGCCTTCTGATGAAGTATTAGTTCTTAAATAATAAACAACAGACCAATCTGGACTGCTAATGCTATTACCAAATACGTCTTGTGTAGAAGGTATGCGCCATTGGATAAAATCGCCAGCGCGAATTTTAGTAGGAAATGTCATTTTTTATCACCAATTAGAGATAAAATTCGACTTTTTAGTCGATTTAGTTTGATTTAATCTTATCTTAGTATCCTTAGTAGGCTTTTTATCGTCAAATCTCTTAGCAAACTGATCATATATTGTTCTTCGGTCATATTTTTG